CGATGTTTGCTGGGCCATGGATTTCAACGTCGACCCGCTCTGCTCTCTCATAGCGCAGATCGACGGCGACGAAGTAAAAGTGCTGGACGAAATCGTCCTGCGGAGAGCGAGTACAGAGGAAGCATGCGAAGTTTTCGAGAAGAAATTCGGGCTGCCATCCGGTCACCTCGTGGTCTATGGGGATGCGAGCGGTGGAGCGAATCACACGACGTCGGAGGATTCCGACTACCAGACTGTGAAGAAGTATTTTCAGGCTCGCGGAAAGCAGGTGACTCTCCGGGTCCCGAAATCGAATCCGAGCGTCCGCGCGAGGGTTGGTCTGGTGAACGCAAGACTGTTGAACGTGTACGACGAGACCCACCTGATCGTGTCGCCGCGCTGTAAAGAGCTGATTGACGATTTCGAGCAGGTCTCGTACGAGGAAGAATCGACCCGGATCGATAAAACGAAAGACCGTCACCGCACGCATGCTTCGGATGCGCTCGGCTACATGATCTGGCATCACGCGCAACACACGGGCAGCACGGTTGGGGAGCAGTCGCAGCCCCTGTTTTAAGAAAAGGAATGGCATGAATCCGTATATCGAACAGGAACATCCGGACTACACGCAGCGCGCGCGCATGTGGCGGCGCTACCGCCATCTCTACGCGGGCGGCGAGGAGTTCCGTCTGAACGCGGCAGAGTATCTGGTGCGGCGCCAGAAAGAGCCGCTGGAAGTCTACCGGGAGCGGCTCGCGCGCGTGTTTTACGAAAACTACATCGGCTCCATCGTCGATTGGTACACCGCCACGCTGATGCGCGAAGAGCCTGTGCTCGAGCTTTCAGACGGCAGTCCGCAATCGCGGGACTTTTACGCGAGCTTCGTGCAGAACTGCGACCAGCGCGGCACCACGCTGCCCCAGTTCTACCGCCAGCAGTTGACGGAAACGCTCGTCTGCGGCAAGTCGTATATCGCCGTCGATTTTCCGCGTGGCGATGAGATCGCGCGGTCCAGGGCAGAGGAAGACGCGCAGGGGCGCAGCCGCGCTTACCTGATGTCTTATACAGCCGACGAAGTCACGAATTGGAGTTATGACGAGCGCGGCGAGCTCGAATGGATCGTCATTCGGACTTCATGGCTGAAAACCGATCCGAAAATGGGCAGTTGGAAGCGCGAGGGGCGCTGGATTTACTATGATCGTCAGAACTACGAAATCTACGAGCGCGATAGCAGGGAACTCCATCTCGTCGAGAGCGGCAGGCACGGCTTTGCCGGTATCGATCGCGTCCCGGTTTACGAACTGCGCCTGAGCGAAGGCTTGTGGCTCACGAACAAGGCCGCGACGCTGCAACTCGAACACTTCAACAAATCGAACGCACTCGCCTGGGCGTTGACGATGGGCCTCTTCGCGATGCCGGTCATCTACTCCAAAAGCGATTGGAATCAGATCGTCGGTGAAAGCTATTACATCAAGCTCAATCCGGAAGACCGGTTCGGCTGGGCCGAACCCGATGGCAAGGTCTACCAGATTGCGGCGGAGAATCTCGATCGCCTGAAAGACGAGATCTATCGCGTCTCTTACCTGATGTTGCAGGCCGGCGACGGCGGTTTCTCGACCCAATCCGGTCTCAGCAAGCAATGGGATTTCGTGGTGACTCAGGAAATTCTGAGCGCCTACGGAGACGTCGTGAAGGATTCGATGCGCAACGTGCTGGGCGGCATCGTCGCGGCCCGGCAGGATGGCATGAAGATCGACGTCGTCGGTCTCGATTCCTTCGATATCACGAATTTCAGCAGCGAAGCGAACGACGCGCAAAGCCTGCTGAATCTCGGCATCGAGTCGCCCACGCTGAAAAAGCAGGTATTCAAGCGGGTGGCGCTGAAGTATTTGTGCGATGCGCGGCAGGACATCAAAGACCGCATCGCCGAAGAAATTGACGCAGCTTAGGAGGACAAAACATGGAAGACATACAGGCATTAGTTCAGCAGGCGATCAGCGAATACATGCGGCAGGACACGGAGAAACGCGAGCCCGCCTATAAAGCGGAATTGCAGGAAGAGCGCCGCCGCCGTGAGCAGCTCGAAAAGCGGCTCAACGAAATGGGCGAAGAAACCAAGCGCGCGCGCGCGGTCGCTGAAGAAGCGCAGCGCGCCAACGCGATTCGCTCGGAATTGCAAAAGCTCGGCGTGACGAAAGTCGATCTCGCCTGGAAAGCGGTGCAGAGCGATATCGTTCGCACCGAAGACGGCCGCGTCGTGGCGCGCGGCGACAACGGCGATCAGTCGCTGAACGAATTCCTCACGGGATTCGTGCAGGAGAATCCGGAATTTCTGCCGGCGCGCATTGCCGGCGGAACAGGGATGACGGGAACGCAGAAGTCCGCGCCGGCGGGTGCCGGTTCGGTGGATCTGGATAAGATCGGCCCGTCGATGAGTAAAGAAGAGCTGGAGCGGGCGCGCCTGGAAATTCTGCGAGTCGCGACCGAATCACTCAGGTAAAGCAGGCGTTTTCGCCTGCATCCGGGCCGCGACCGCGAGGGAGCGGTAAGTAACGCAGTGGCAACGAAAGAGGGAGCTTCGGCTCCCTCTTTTTATTTGGCCGAACGAAAAGAAAAGGAAAAACAAAAGATGCCTTCAATTACGTCAGCAAATGTGGCGAATGCAATCGTGAAACTGGTGGCGGCCGATGCGCTGCCGGCGTTGGTCGGAAACCTCGTCATGGGGAACCTGGTCAACCGCGATTATGAGCCGGTCCTGGCGCAGGCGGGCGACACGGTCAATGTGCCGATCGCGCCTCAGCTTGTGGCCAACAACATCGCGGAAGGCGGGGCGGTGCAACCGCAGAACCCCAGCCTGACGAACGCGCAGATCGTGCTCAACACGCACGTGGAAGCCACGTTCCAGATTCCCGATGTCACCAAGGTTCTGGCTGTGCCGGACCTTCTTCGCGTCTACATGCAGCCCGCCGTGGCGGCCATTGCGGAAAGAATCGAGAGCGATTTGCTCAGTCTCTACGCCGGCTTCACGGTGAACGCTCCGCTCGGCACGGCCGGCACGCCGGTCACCGAAGCGGTGCTCGACGCCGCTGAAACCGCGCTCTTCCAGTCGAAGGTGCCTGTCAATCGCCCGAAGTATCTGGTGGTCGACAGCAACACCTATTCGGCAATGCGCCAGATTCCGCGCTTCAGCGAATTCCAGACGGCGGGCGACGCCGGTCTGCGCACCATCATCGACGGGACCATCGGGAAGATCAAAGACTTCTTCGTGTTCCGTTCCCAGTACGTGCCGGTCACGGGCAGCGCGCCGGTGAACACGCACAATCTGGCGTTCGAGCGCGACGCGATCGGACTGGTGATCCGCCGCCTCCCGCAGCCGCTGCCCGGTACGGGTGCGATTGCGGAGTACGCAGAGCTCGGCAATTTCGGTATGCGGGTGACGATGAGCTACCAGCCCAACACGCTCTCGCAGCAGTTCACGGTTGATGTGCTGTATGGCTGCGCGGTCCTCCGCAATAACCATGCGGTGCAGATCAACAGCTAGTCAGTCGTGATTTCTCCGAAGGGGCGGCCCGGCCATAGCCTGCCCCTTCGGAGTTTTTTTTGAAACAACGAACAGGAGAAAACGATGGACGTTCGGACGTACTACAAAAAGGTTCGGGAAGCGGAAGCAACGGTGAAAGGGAAAGACGCCGTGCTCGTCAGCCTCGACACGCCGGAAGGCGGAAGAGCGGACGTGCGCACGGAAGCGCCCCGTAGTGTCGCGGCGAAGCTCATTGCCGAAGGACGCGCCCGTCTCGCGACAGAGGCGGAAGCCGAAGAGTTTCGCCAGAGCTTTCGCGACGCCCGCGAGCGCCACGAACAGGACGAAGCGGCGCGGCGCGTCCAGGTTGTCGTGCTGCCCGCGCGAGGGACGAAAGACGCGAAGAAATCAAAGGAACGGAGCTAGTCATGGCGCTTTTTACTGACGGACCGGCGGTCGCGATCGACGATCTGATCGACGAGGATTCCGGCCTGCTCGATACCGCGCAGACCGTGGGTATCAACGTAACCGCGAAGCTGAAGCTCTCGATGAGTGAAGTGCAGTCGGAGCTGGAAACGCTGCTGCTGCGGCTTCAGGCTTCAACACTCATCGGGACGCTTCAGCCGCCTTCGATCAACCAGGTTGTCGTCACCCCCGATCTGGCGCGCTGGGAAAAAATGCAGGCGCTCGCCATGGTTTATCGTGACGCGTCGTTCACGCAGTTGATCGACCGTTATCAGGCGAAGTGGAACATGTTCGTGAAGCTGACGCAGGCGGCGCGCGATCAGTTCATCGCGAACGGCGTCGGATTCGTGAATGATCCCTTGCCGGTGGCCTCGATTCCCGTGCTCGGCACCCAGTCAGTGCCCGGCCCGCAGAATGGCGGCACATTCTATGCATGCGTCACATGGATCAACGTCGCGGGGCAGGAAGGCTCGCCGTCCGCCGCTGCCTCGATTGTGGTTCCGGCGAACAATGTGATGACGGTGATGGCATCGGACGCACCCGCAACCGCCGTCGGATTCAATGTCTACGCGGGAACGGCACTCGCCGCAATGACGCTGCAGACCAGTACGCCGTTGCCCGCGGGCAATTCGTTCACTTACGTTCCCGGAACTTCGACGAGCACGCAGACGCCGGGCACAGGCCAGTCGCCGGACTTCGTGAGAACGCTTCCCGCGTCCATCATGCGCGGCTAGGCGGAAACAAAAGGAAAAGAGGACACCATGGCAGGGTTTTCCGGAACGCTGACAGCGCAGGTGATCGCGCTGCTGACCGCCACGACGACTGGCGTGAACGCGCGCATTACGTCGATTGAAACGAACGATTCCACGCTGAAGGGCGTCGGGATCCGGTCCATTGTCTCGCAGAACGTGAGCGTCGAGATCGCCGAAAAGTCGGGGCAGGCTCCGTATCCGGCGCTGCTTGTGTACTGCGAAAAAGTGCAGAACATACTGCACGAAAAATTCCGGGAGTTTTCCGGACGGGTGCATATCACGATCGAGGTCCGGCAAACGCAGGAAAAGCTCGACCATATCGAGACGAACACGGAGATGTATGTGGATGCGGTCTGCGCGCTGCTTGGCGAGGCGCGCGGCGATTGGGGAGACGGCGCGTCGTATTCCGGTGGCTACACCGTGAATTACGAGCCGGTGGAAATGGGCGGGAAAAATTTTGTACAGCGAGCGAAGGTCACCTTCGCAGTGGAGCTCAGTGAATAATTATGGCGTACATACTATCGAACGCGAACCGTTGGTATTGCCTTCAGGAAGCGGCTTACGGTCAGGTCGGCGCGATTACTTCATCGAACCGCATTCCGGCCGTGAGCATGAAGGTGCAGAACCAGCGCGAGAAGAGCCAGCGCAAAGACAAGACAGGAACGCGAACGTGGCTTGGGCTGCCCGCCGGGATGCGGCAGCACACAACGTTCGATGCCACTTCCTACGTCAGAGACTGGCCGGATCCAACGCAATTGCCGCCGCACGATCCGGTGATTCAGGCGGCCATGGGCGCTCCCGGTCTGTTATGGCCAGGCGCGACAACGAGCACAGGCAGCACGCAGTCGACGATCTATTTCGTCTCGGAGCATAATCTCGTGCCGGGGCAGGGAGTCGTCTACAACAATGAGATGCGTTTTGTCGCCGCGGTGATTACGCCGCAGGTGATCGTGGTCAACGCGCCTTATTCGACCGCGCCGCCCGCCGGCATCCCGCTGAGCGCGACCGCGACTTACACACTCTCGACAACACTGCCGAGTATCAGCATATTCGATTACTGGGATCCCTCGGACGCCGTGCAGCGAATCATGCCCGGAGTCGGAGTCGACAAGTTCACCGTTTCGATGAACGGTGACTTCCACGAGTTCGAATTTTCCGGCATGGCGCAGGATCTGGTGGACAGCGCATCGTTTCAACCGGGGCAGGGCGGACTCGCGACATTTCCGGTCGAACCCACACCGAATCCGGTTGATTACGGTCTCGTTCCAGGAAACCTCGGCGAAGTCTGGATGGGTGTAATCCCCAATCAGATGTACACGGTGACGCAGGCATCCGTCGAGCTGAAGAACAATCTCGCGATGCGCGAGAAGGAGTACGGCACGATTCTGCCGCTCGCAATCGCCCCCGGCGCGCGCGAAGTAAATATTTCGGTCGAGTTCTACGCCCAGGATGATGTTCCCACCGCGGCGCTCTATCAGGCCGCGCGGCAGCAATCGCCGCTCGGTGTAATGTTCCAGCTCGGTCAGACAGCGGGCCAGATCGTGGGCGTCTATATGAAGACCGTGATTCCGGATGTCCCGGAGTTTGAA